AAGCAGCGACGGTAGGTCCTCCACGGGCTTGAGCGTGCGCCCATTGGTTCCGGGTCGAAGACCGCGATACCGCCCGTAGCTTCCGCAAGCGCCAACGCCATCGCCTCCCGCTTCGGGTGGCTCTGAATCCGCACCGCGACATTCAAGCCGCTACTTATATCAGGCTAGGTTCGTACGGAACGCCAGCCAAGACCGGCACCGAACAGCCAAGCGATACCCGCGAACAGGGTTAGGTACAGGCCGAAGGCCGCGAAGTTCGATAGGTCTGCCGCTCCGACAAGCGCCACGATCAACCCCGACGCTGACTCGATGCAGAGAGTCAAGCGCAAACGGTGGGCGCGAAGCAGTAGCGCAAACGCCCCGATGACCGCGACGGTAGCCGTGATCCGCCCGTCCCCATGAATACCGGCGACGCTGATCCCGAACACCGAAACCCACGGCAGGAACGCTGCGACGAACGTCACGAGCGCGGACACGCCGCATATCTTCACCCAGGTTGGTAGCGCGTTCACGCGAGCTTCTCGGCGGCCCGTAGTGTCTCACGGTGCGCGTCTAAAAGCTGCGTCAACGGGCTAGACGCCAGCACCGAAGCAAGAAAAGGTGAAGGCTCCTCGACACTCGCAATGAGAGTCGCAGGAGCCTCAATCTCAAGCGGCGAGGATGCCAGCGCAAGCGTTTCCGCGAACAGGGCGGCTTCGTCAGCGTCGTTCTCCTGTGCTTCCTCCGCGATCCACTGATCCACCGCGTCGGAGTCCAGCACACCGTTCTCCGTCACCTTCGCCGCGATGTCAGCGTGGATCGGTTCGCTCAACTCAATAGGCCAGTAGTCCATCGGGTCGTCCACAGGGTCGTAGCCCGAGTCCTCAAGTTCCTCCTGGCGTTCGTCAGGGTGCGACGCCCAGTAGTCCGCAAGCTGCTGCTCCGCGTCCGCCTCGATGGTGTTCACCACCACCGGGTTCGGGCCGTCATCATCCATGTCGGGTGGCGGGGTGTCCGTCACGCCCGCGTGATGACCCTCAACCTCAAGTCGAGGGTTAGCGTCGGCGGTCAAGTCCTCATCGGGCAACGCGACTTCGCCCTCATGCTTCCGCGCGTACAACTCCGCCAGCGTCGCCCCCTCAGCCGCGTCGTTCTCGCCCGTCCACGCCGCCACCTCTTCGGCGGTCATCGGCTTGAACTCGATCTGCGAAGCGCACCGTCCAGGGCGCGTCACCGCTGGGTGCAGGGTGCCGAGTTCGTCGTTCGTGGTGACAAGCGCAAGAACGCGCAAGCCTTGCCCGATCATGCCGTCCACGACGTTCAGGAGGCGCGACAAGCCCTGACCGTACTTCTCCTTAGCGTTCGCACTCAGAAGCTCGCCCGTGTCCTCAAGGATCAGGATGCGCCACTTGCCGAGCGTGTCTGTCTCGGCGTACACGTCGCCTGTGGAGGCTTCCACGGTGTCGTAGGAGTCCGAGAGCAGCACGTCGATCATGTACGAAGGCTCGTCCACGAAGAACGCGTCGGGGTCTGTGATGTAGTGACATTCGGCCCATGACGCCCACTCGGACGCCAAGCTTCTGAGCGCCCAGGACTTGCCCGTTCCGGGGCTGCCCTGCCAGAGCAGAAGTTGGCCGTCCACACTGTCGGGGTTGTCCCACTGCATGAGCGAGTCCAACTGCTCTCGCACCTCAGCGGTGTAGTTCCCCTGAATGTCCGCCCATGCCGCGCTCTCGACACGACGCAGGCGCGGTGACGGTCCGAAGCGACCGTACGACCAGAACGTGATAGGCACCTTCGCCGTTCCGTCCACGTTCAAGTAGGACGCCGGATACGCCTGTCGGAACGCGGAGCAAGTAGAGGCGACCGCGCTCTGCGACGGTGCGGCGACCTGGACGTGGAACCAACCATGACCGACACGAACATGCGCGAGTGTCCCGTCCTTCGCCCGGACGACTACCTCGTTGTTGTCCGCGAAGATGACTCCCTCACCGCCGAACTTGAGAGTGCCGCCTTCTAGCGGCCATTCGTCCTTGCCGTACTCGCTGAACCCGGACTCCAAGGCGCGAGCGTTGAAGAACTGCCCGCCTGGACTGCCGTAGTGCATGTCGTACGTCGGCAACATGGCGACGCCTGCGGCCACAAGGGACTCACGGGCGCGTCTACGCCGCTGGGAAGCGGTGAGTGACTTAGGCTTGCGCCCGAGCGTTACCGAAGCGTGCGCCACCTAAGCCGCCGCAGCTTCGGCAAGCGCGTCGAACTCGCCCTGTGCTTGCAACGCCAACGCGTCGAACGCGGCCTGGCACGCCTCACCACACACGATCCCTGCCGCGGTAAGCGACACCACCTGCGGCACCTCGCCGGACGCCACAACGGATGCGCGGGTGCGCGGGATCGGGAACCCAGGCACGTTCACCGCAAGAGCCGCCACGAGTTCCAGGTTGCCGTCTACGTTCCTCCAGTCCCCGGACAGTTTCGCCGCCCGGAGCGCCCGAACAACATCGTCACTGACATTCGACCGGAGTGCCCCCGCGACCCAGATGCCGTGCTCATCCTCACCGCACGACACATCGGCTACGACGGTGCCGGTGTGGTCGTAGTGCTGCGCAGCCGCCGCCTGATTCAAGCCGCTATGCGCGTGGCCGGTGCCGAGTGTGATGTTCCCCACCGGGACGCGTTCGCCATCGGCGCACACCACCTCACCGAGCAGGTAGTAGGCGTAATCCGTCTTCGAGTGCGGCGCGTAAATCTCGCCCCCGGGGAACGCGATATGCGGCGTGTCCCAATCCGCGGCGTGTCCGTAAATGCGGCCGTCGTCGGTGACGGTAAGTGCGGTGGGCGCTTCCAGTTCGGGGTTCGCGAACCACTCCACAGGCGGGGTAACGGGAATCTCCGTCGCAAGCGCCGAAGCCGTCAGAGCGGCCTTCTCGCGCTTCAACGTCACCGTGAACGCCGCCTGCTGCGTGACAGTCCAGAGTGCGTCGTGTGGTGCCGCAACGAGCGACGCGGCGGGTTCGATGGTTGCCTCTCTGAAAGCCTGGAACGGGCACGCGGTGGCCATGCCCAACGTGGCGTCCGTGACCATGAAGATCATGTCCTCGTCCGACTCGCCAAAGAGCAAGTCGAGCATGGACGGGCCTTCGTCGTCTGTCTGTTCGACGGGTGCCCAGTTGCCGTCCGCGTCGAACCAATCCGACTTCGGACCGAAGTCGTACTTGTGGATCGCGAGGTCAACCGAGATTCCGCGGAGCGTTCCGTCGCTGACCATGCGGGCGATCTCCTGCCCGAAGTCCGAAGCGTCGAACACACCCGAGCCTTTGATCAAGCCGCCTTCGCGCCAGATGTTGTCGATGCGCCCCGCGACTTCCGCGCCATCGTGCCCGCCCTCAGCCGAAGTTCCAGTGAGGCCCATCAGCGTCAGAGGTAGGTCACGCCACGAAATGCTGCCGGGGGCGAACGCGCGACCATCGTCCGTCAACGCGCCCTCCGGAGCAAGCGTCGCCGTCCATTGCGCTTGCGCGGCCTGATCCCCACGCGTAACCGCGCGAGTAACCGCAGGGAGGCGCGGCGAGGGGTGACGCTTCGGCATCGAGCTACCGGGCTTGTGCGCGTCGATCAGAGGAACGTCGTTCCCGCCCTGCGCATCGAAGGTCAGGGTGTAGCGGGCAAGCATCGTGGAGAGAGCGGCACGAGCCGCCAACTCCTGCTCGGGAGCAAGTAGCGGGGTGATCTCGGACATGAGTTCGTCCACCACCGTCACCGAGGACTCGCCCTTCGCCTCATACGCCGAACAATCACAGCCAGGGGCCGAGCACGACCCGACATTATCTCCCGCCTGTGTGTCGGCGTGAAGGTTCGCGGGGTGCGAGCAATTCGCGCATGGAGCGGTGTTCGCCTTGTCGCCAATCGGGGACGCGAACTCATCCGTATCGGCGGCGGACTCATCGGACTCCCACGGCGGCTTGAGATCGGGCTGCTTGTATGCCTTTGCAGCATCCGCGTAGTATCCAGCGATTTTCGTCTTGAGAGCGGGCATGTCCTTGTCGGGAATGTCTGCGCCGCCCTGAGCGCCCTGCAAGATCCCGGCGATGGCGGTGATGGCGTGCCACACCGCGTGCTTATCGGGTGTCTTATCTACGAACGGAAACTTGTATGCGGCCTTCGTGCTCGGGTCGGCGTCGGGGTCCTGCCACATCCAACAGTTCGCGTCGGCGGGAAGCTCGTAGCTCTTTTCGGCTGCGCCACCGTCCCATGCCTCGTCCTGGTCGCCTAGTGGGAAGTCGCCGCCCTGGGCCGCCGCGAGTAGCGCCGCGAACTCCAAAGTCTGTGCTTCGCTGACTGCGGGTGTCTTCACCGCCGCGCGTGCCGCCTGCCGTCGTGCCCTGCGTCGCTCCTGAGCCGATGCCACCTGTGGGCCTCCCTTTCCGGGGGGTAGCCGCTTACGCAGCGGCATGGATGATTCCGCTAGGAAGGATAGCGGTAGGCGCGGTTCGCGCTTTGTTCGATCCCAGTCGTATCACGCGGGCGTGATGAAGAGTTCATATATCGGGGTTGCGCTTTCGGTTCGCTAGTGGTAGAACATGCGGCGAGAGTTGGTGCCGGGGCACCCTCTCCTCTGACAGCAAGAGCGCCCCGGCGACATAGGAGAATACATGGCTCGCATGAGAGTGATCCTCGAAGGCCGCGCCGACCTCAACGGCACACCGCTCCTGATGCACAACGAGCGTTTGGCCGATCCGCTCAACGAGTTCTCGTTGGAGATCGGGAAGCTCAGCAAGAAGCGCGGTAAGACCGAAGCCGACCACCTCGAAATCGCCCGTTTGGAGTTCGCGGGTGGCCTCTACTACGACGAGATGGACGGCCCCGTGATGCCCGTCTGGAACATCGTGCGGTGCATCCAAAATGCCGGGAAGCGACACAAGCTCGGCGCGTCCGTGCTCCGCGGTGTCATCCCTGGTACTCAGACCACTCCCGTCATCTACGACGGCCCCCGCGACATTGAGGGGATGTGGCAGGAAGGAACGTTCGCACTCCGCAAGAGCGTCGGTATCGGGTCGTCGCGCACGATGCGGACACGCCCCGTGTTCACGGACTGGCGGATCGAGGCGGAGATCGAGGTTGATCTGACCGTGCTCGACCCCGAGAAGATCAACCAGCTTGTCGAGGAGGCAGGCCGCTACGAGGGACTCGGTGACAACCGCCCCGTGTACGGTCGCTTCAAGGGACGCGCCGAGTTGATCCCCGAGCCGAAGTCTGCGAAGGTCGCGGGTAAGGGTGTCGAGGTGGAGGCGTGAACTTCGCGAAGCGCCTCCACGCGATGACCCGGCTCGGGCAGGCGACACTCAAAGTCGCGGAGCGGGCGTTCCATTCCCGCATCCGCAGCGAGGACGATGAACGCCGCGCCCGTCTCGGTGACATCGACGGACAAACTAAGCGGGCGCAAGCCTTCGCTGATCGGCTGGAAGGATCGGTACTCACGGAGTTCGCTGATCCCGTCACCGTGAAGCCGAAGGGCTGGTTCCGCTAACAAGGTTCGGGCGTGAGGTAGTGGATCACAGATCTATGCCTCACGCCCGAGTTGTCTTGACTAGGACAGGCGGGGCGAGTCTTGTTATGGCAAGTCACGGCTACCACTGGCTAGGAGAGGCGTGTATGGGTGTGACTGGGCGCGGTTACCAATGGCGTGGCAGAGTTTGGCTGGGACGGGTTCGGCACGGCTACCCAGGGTTAGGCCAGGCTAGGCTACCCAAGGCGGGATCGGGTCTTGGCATGTCGGGGCGGGGTAAGGCGCGGTCGGGCAAGGAATGGCTACCAATGGCTGGGAGTGGAAGGGTAAGGAGTGGCGCGGCAGCACGGGGTTCGGCTTGGCTCCCCTCGTCTGGGCATGGAACGGCAGATATGGGTCCGGCAGTACTCGGCTGGGTGCGGCATGTCGTGGCAAGGTTCTCCAAGGCGTGGCACGGCAAGACATGGCATGGTCAGGCGCGGATCGGCTAGGTCAGGACAGGCGGGGATTGGCTCGGCATGGCTAACTCTAAGAATCGTCGGCAGACACCATTTCGCCCGCGTCGGGACCGCCTGAATAGGAGAGCGTGCAGCGTCATAAGCAGTTGCAAATTTCCTCCGGTGGACCACTAGGGTCACCGGGAAACTGCAACTGGGCATCACCTACCTCAAACGACCCGTCTAGAGGCTGCGTCTGGCCGTCCAAGCCATCGTAGTCCTCGTGCCGCGGATGTACGGCACCTCCCGCAGTCATCCATACCTTGGAATAACTGGTGTTCCCGCCAGTAGCGGCGTTGATCGCCTTCGTAGCCGCCAAGCTTCCGCCTGCGGTCGCGCCAGCGAGCGTGGTTCGCGAAATCAGCACCGCCCGCGTGTAAGACTGTTCCTGCATCGCGACCTGAATTGCTTTTGCAGTATCGGGCACGCTTAGACCCTGCGAATAACTAGCCGAAATGACCTTTACCACATTCGCTTGCGTGGTTGCGGCAATCGCTGGAATCTGCGAAGCGGTGTCCTTGATAACGGCATCGACATACGGGTTGCTCACGTCGAAGCTCACGCCCGCCCCTTCGATGCTTGCTTTCGTGACGGACTCCACCATCGCAACTCGCACCGGCTCCGTCTTAGTCCGTAACGCGAGCACGAGCGCGTCCACGTCCAGAACTTCGGCAGGGGCGGGTGCGCTCCATACGGGGTTCTTCGAGGACGCGACGTAGAGGTTGGACTGAGCGGCGCGGAGGTCGGCCTTCGCAGCTTCGACCGCTGCGGCGTCTGAGCCATCGGAGAGGCGCGTGCGGAGTTCTGCCTTCGCGTCCTCCACTGCCTGCGTCCGAGCCTTGAGTTCCTCCGGGGTCACGCTTGGCGGTGGCTTCGCAGCAGCGGTCAACGGTAGAGCGCCAGTGAACGGGAGCGCCACCACTTCCACGTCGCCGCGGACGATCAGCAACTCCGAAAACGTCAACGGGGAGCCGCACACCGAGGACGGGTAGTCATCGTTCGTGTCTGCCGCTTGCGCCTGTTCCTCCGTGATGACCGAGACGTGCGCCTCAAAGCCGTGGTCGCGCCCGTACTCGATGCCCGCTTTCACAAGCGCCTGCGTGACCGCCACGCGAAGTTCGACAAGCCCTGGCACGTCGGGGAGCAGGATGCCCATGCCGGGCGGCTCAAACGCACCGTACCCGCCGACGACACCGGAGAGCGGCGCGTGCTCACCCGCCACAATTCGGAGAGCGGCAGCGATGGAGTCAAGCGGTCCGTCTACCTCACCCAGGTACGCGAGTGTGACATGAAGCGTGTCAGCGTCCAAACCGCCCTGTGCGGCAATCGCGGTGGCCTGCTCCGGTGTCATCTTGACTGCAATCATGGTTGAGTTCGATGCGATGTCTTGCCCCGCTGCGTTCAAAGCAAGAGACGCAATGAGGGAGCGTGCCTCAGCGGGAGCCAACCCCACCAGCGCGTCTCTGTCCGCTTCGCGTCGAGCGGATGCCGCTAGGTGATTGGTTGCGGTCGCCGTGAAGTTCTTCGCCGCATCCCTACCCGCCCTGGTGAGTATCGGAGTGAGTACCCGCACCATCCGGGCCTCCAACTCATCCGCCCGCGCGTACCCCGCCTTGAGGACGCGGTTGTGGTGCGCGGCGCTCGGGGCTTTCGGCGGCGGCGGAGCAGGCTTCGGCTTCGCCGCTTCGACCGCCTGCGCCGTGACTTCCTTGCTCGACTGGTACTCGGGAAGTTGAACGCTCACTACCAGCCTGCCTCTTGGTAGTCCGCCTCAGTCGGCGTGTAACCGAAACACTCACCGAACAGAACACGGTTCTGCGCGAGAACGTGGGGGCGCTT